CCCCTAATCCTTTTCACAGAACATCTTATGCGTCTGGGTCATCGAACGTAATTACAAATGGTGCAAAAACAGTTCGCATAGGCGATACTACTTCTTGTGGCGATCCTGCGGTTGCCGGTTCACCAAATGTGTTTGTAAATGGTATAGCTGTACATAGATTGGGCGATGGAACAGGTGGTCATGGATCGTGGGTACCAAATGCGGCTGCAACTGGATCGAGTAATGTAATTGCTAATGGTACTGGCTCTGCACCCGATATATCTGGTCCTATAACTACAGTTACTTCTAATAGCACTGTAGGTTGTGATAACTATGACTGGAACAATGCCGTCTGTTTGGATTAAAGGTATAAATAAAGGTATAAATAGGTTAAAAGGATTTTAAGATGCCGACAAGAGCTTTTTCTGTAGAAGATGGAAATTTAGCGGTCAAACCGATTATTACTTCTCAAACGAGAACGTATAATGATCTTGACTTATCTTTTGCAAAGAAAACTACTGGTGACATCTTTAAAAAGAATGATGCTGCAGCGGTCAAGCAATCGATTAAAAATATATTACTGACGAATAGAACAGAAAAACCCTTTGCTCCTAATTTTGGAGGAGGTCTAAATAGATTTCTTTTCTCTCTTGATACAGAATTTGATGAATTTGAAATTGAAGATATGATTGTTTCTTCAATCGCTAAGAGTGAACCGAGAGCAAGAATAACTAAAGTAGAATCGAATATTGCTGGTGATTATAACAGTGTCGACATAGTAATAACTTTTCAAGTCGTGAGTACATCACAGACAGAGCAATTAAACATATCACTTACGAGGCTCAGATAAATGGCTGTAATTAGATCCTCAGATCTTGATTTTGATAATATCAAGAATAGCTTAAAAACATATTTTCAGCAACAACCTGAATTTAATGGTTATGATTTCGAAGGATCTGGACTTTCCAACATCCTCGACGTTCTCGCATATAATACACATCTGAATGGATTGACTGCAAATTTGGGTGTTAACGAATCTTTCCTTGCCTCTTCACAGTTAAGGTCTTCAGTTGTTTCTCATGCAGAAAACCTTGGATATTATCCACGTTCAAGAACTGCTTCTTCTGCTACCGTGACTCTTTCTTTATCAACGACTGACACAACAACTTCTAGTGTGACTCTGGACAAATATTCTACATTCGCGGGAAGTTCTGATGGTGTTTCCTACGCGTTCCAAACTTTGGAAGATTATACTGCTACTAATGATGGTTCCGGAAATTTCTCATTCAAAACTTCTGCCGGAAGCACCAGTATTCCAATCAAAGAAGGTTCACTCAAAACTAAAACATTTTTCGTTGGAGAAACTAATGAAGATCAAGTTTACGTTATCCCCGACGTAAACATGGATACTTCTACCATGAAAGTTGATGTATTTGACACATCAACTTCTTCATCTTTTAATTCTTTCGTTAATGTAAATAATACAGTGAGGATTGATTCAACTTCTCGCGTTTACATCGTAAGAGAGATACCGAATGGATACTATGAAGTAATTTTTAGTGATGGTAACACATTAGGCCTCGCACCGAAAGCTGGAAATAAAATAGTAATTACTTATCTTTCCTCTAATGCTGAAGCAGCTAATGAAATTTCTACATTTGAACCAAGTGCAACTGTTTCGGTAAATGGTGTTGATTATAATTTATCCGTGACTACTGTTTCAAATTCGGCAGGAGGAGCAGTAAAAGAATCTATTTCATCAATAAAATTAAATGCACCAGTTAATTTTGCTGCACAACAAAGATTAGTAACAGCAGAAGACTATAAAGCATTAATACTTCAGAATTATTCTTCAGTGATCTCAGATGTTTCAGCTTGGGGTGGTAATGAAAATATTCCCCCTGTTTACGGTAGGGTTTATGTAAGCTTAAATTTCAAGGACGGTATTGCAGCTGCAACTCAAACTGAAACTAAAAATGCTATTATCAGTAACTTATCCGATAACTTATCGATTATGTCTATTGATACTATATTCGTAGATCCTATTACCAGTTTCTTAGAAACGACAACAACTTTCAATATGGACCCTGATCAAACCAGTTTCACTGCGAAGTCGACTGAAGATTTAGTGCAGTCAACAATCAACACATTCGTAGCAGATAACTTATCTACCTTTGATTCTGTTTTCAGAAGATCAAATCTTTTAACTGATATTGATGCTATATCACCTGCTATTCTAAACTCCAAAATAGAAGTAAAATTACAACAAAGATTTACTCCTACGTTGAATAGTCTGCAAAATCACTCAGTGAACTTTCCGGTTAAAATATCTGATCCGGATCAAACAGAGCACATAGTTACTACTAGCACTTTCACATTCTCTGGGACTGAATCTTCTATTAAAAATAAATTAGGGACTAATCAGTTACAAGTTATTTCTAATGTTGATTCAGAAATTTTAGCTGATAATATAGGTACATACAATGCTTCTACAGGAGTGGTTTCAATAGTAGGTCTAACTGTATCAGCGTTTGTTGGAGAAAATATTAAAGTCTCTGTTAAGCCTTCTAACGAAAGCACTATCAGACCACTGAGGAACTATATTCTTGATATCGATACATCTAGATCAGTGACCCAAGCTATATTAGATTATCAAAATACACCATCCGTTATCTCAACATGACACATTCACTTTCAGACTTAGATAGAAGAAAACTTAGACTTGACGTTTCAGGCGTTAGTGAGCTTCTGCCTGAATACTTTCAAAGTGAATATGGTGTAGATTCTGGTTCACTTATCAAACTTTTAGAGTTATACTATGATTATTTAGATAGTGACGGTAATCATGCTTTTCAAACTGAAATTAGAAATATTTTTTCGGCAAGAGATATATCACAAACAGATGAAACATATCTAGATGAACTCATAAAAGAAATAGGAAACGGTTTACAATCTTCATCATTCTTCCAAAATCCAAGGTTGATGGCAAGATTAATACCTCTCTTCTATAAATCGAAAGGTACTCTTGTTGGAACTGAAGGTTTCTTTAGAGGATTTTATGGTGAAGAAGTTGAAATTGAATATCCAAAAGATAAATTGCTTCATGTAGGTGGTATTGATCCATCAGGAGTACAAGGTAGGATTGGATTCGAATATCAAAACAGAATATTAGATAATGAAATTTATCAGATATTTTCTATCTTGATCAAAGCTGGTATATCTGTTTCTGATTATCAAACTCTTTATAAAAAGTTTTCACATCCAGCTGGATTTCATTTTGCTGGACAGGTTTTATCTACAGGTAATGGTATTATTACGCTCGAAGCTACTGGCATAAATCCTTTAGAATCTTCCTCTGGAGATATTTTATTACTTGATCAAGCTACTCAGATTATAACTACGCCATTTGTACAACTAACAGCTATATACGATTCTGCAGATTCTGGCGATCCACAGGTTTCTGGTGTTTACAGAGTTGACCTTAATGATCTTCTTTCGAAGTATCAAGATTTAACTTTGACTGATCTTGAAAAATTCTATTCATCTGTGGAAACTCTTTCAACACCTAATTCGTTTACCTTTGATAATAATAGAAGAAGGAGAGCATTTGATGTTGGATCAGATGATATATCATTTAGTAATACGAATGGACAGATTGGTGGTATAGGTGCAGCTGGAACGAATCCGACATTACGTCTTGTGGGTACAATTGCCGAGTGGAACGCTGGCGATGATTCAGCATTCTTTGATTACTGGAATCCGGATGATAGAGTTGGAGCAATTCCGGCCACAGGAACAATGGCTGTATCATCAACTGACGGATTTATAGATTCGAATACAACGGTAATGGTTACTGGTAGTAATAACTACGTTGCTGGTAACGATAGTGGAGAAAATTACGAAAGACATTATACTACTAAGTATACTGTCGATTTATCTAACATTGATAATTTATTCTATTGGACACTAAAAGGCGCTGGTGGATGGGGCAATGATCCAAACAGCGACACTGAAAGTTTATATCTCCATTTCGGTAAAACATTACATACTGACGGTACAATCCTTAACCCATCAGTTCTCAAACAAGTAGTAACCACTACGGAAACATCTAATGTTTGGTCAAAACATACAGTCAGTATAGCTGGTGTTGCTGATTCAAATGTTTATCTTGAATTCTTCCAAGATGGCGATCAATTTGGCGACGTAAAAGATAACTGGGCATTTACAAGTGTCTTTATGGGGAATGGAAATAAAGAGACATATGATTCAGTTGGGCCTGATATGTCATTGATCCTAGAAACTATGGATAATGATATGTTTACTCGTTATTTGAGTGATTCGGCTATCTAAACGATTATAAATAACATTATAAAAAAATAAAGGTTTACCATGACAAGACAAAATATATCAATCGGCACAGCGGCGAACGATGGAACTGGAGATACACTTAGAACTGCAGGTTCTAAGATTAATGACACTCTGGTAGAAATCTATCAAAAGTTTGGTCCAGATTCGAATAACCTTTCAAGTCAAATTTCTCTTGAAGATTCAGCTGTTGTCTTTGAAGGAGCAACTGCTGATGATTATGAGATTCGTTTGACTGCAGAAAATGCTACTGCAGATAGATTAGTCAGAATACCTAATTCCAATGGAACTTTAGTCTTAGATACAGCGTCTCAAACAGTAACTAATAAAACCGTCGGAAGATTAGCTTTCTCTACAGCAACAGAAACTTCTGATGCTTCTATTATTGATTCCGACGCAACACTCGTTATTTGTAATAATGCCTCCGCTTTTAGAATTTATTTAAGGGATGGTACAACTACTGGCGAATATAAAATATTCACAAACAAAGGTGCTGGTGCGGTAACTGTTGATCCAGATAATTTCAGAGGAGCTGATAGTGATTTCACTCTTGCTCAAAATGAAGGAACTCAGTGTATCTGGGATGGCACTAATTGGTTTATTATTGGTAATGAAAGTAAATTAACAATAGCTTAATGGACAGATAAATGGCAGCGACAGTAACAGATACTCTTAGAAAAAATATAGCAGAACTTTTTGTTGATCAAGTCAACTTGGATTCTGACAAATACTACATTGGTATAGGTAAATCAGATCAATATAACGCAACAGATACTACAATCAATCCAACAAGATCTGTAAGCAACGAAAGAGATTTGAGAAACAATCTTCAGTCTATTAAAAAGGTTGAAGCTGCGTCTTTTGTTATTCCCAGATATAATTGGTCTTCTGGAACTACATATTCTGCTTGGTCCGATGCATCTGTCGGTATTCCTGATAATAGATACTATGTCGTGACAGACACTAATGAAGTGTTCATTTGTTTAAAACAAGCTAAAAATAATTTAGGAGCTGCACAAAACTCTATTATAGAACCAGCAGTCCCGGCCGGAAGAGATGAGACGAAACCATTCTTACTTAGTGATGGGTATGTTTGGAAATTACTATACGCTATTTCTGCTGGTAAAGCTAATTCCTTCCTTTCTGCCGGATTCGCTCCAGTTCAAAAGATTGAAGGGTCTGGTTCTAATGCGTTTGAAACGCAACAAGTAAGTATTCAGGACAGTGCGATCGGTGGTCAAATAATTGGTATTACACTTGATTCCGGCGGAGCTGGTTATGGTTCATCTACTCCCAATATTACTATTAGAGGAAACGGTGTGAGTGCTGCAGCAACTGCAACACTTTCCGGTGGATCGGTAGTAAAAATTGAAATGGATAATGAAAGTGCTGGTCTTGGTAGCGGTTATGATTACGCTGAGATTATTTTTGATGGTTCTCCCTCTAAACCAGCGAAGGCAAAGGCAGTTATTTCTGGAAGAGCAGGTATAGGTGCTGATGCAAGAGATGATTTAAAAGCAAACTCTATTATGTTGAATATTAAACCTGATGGAAACGTTT